AAACTAAAGAAGTTCTATCACGGAGTATGGCTAAACATACGCTCCCCTGTGAAACAAACCGCAGCAAAGCATGCCTTTGCTTACGGAATCGGATGGTTTAAGACCACATGGGATGCGGATCGTTGGCCTAACTCACCAAAGATGAGTGACTACAAAGATCTTCAAGAGTACAAAGATGCGCTTGAAGATTTTATGGAGCAACGGAACATAAAGTTCCCCATCATTGCTGAGAACATAAACCCTCGCCGTTTAGTTTGGGATACATCACGCATTGGCCCGCGTTGGGCTATCGAGTCTTATGACATGGCCTGTGCTGATGTAAAACAAATGTATCCCGAGTGGACTGATGAAACAGAAATGACGGAACTTGCCCAGTGGTCAGAATACTGGGACGAAAAATGGTATGTGTTCATTGCTAACAACGAGGTTGTAGCAAGTGGGGAACATGGCTATGGATTCTTTCCTTATGTAGCAGTTCAGCCTGCCCGATCCCTGGACTGGGACGATAGGCCACCACATGAGCGGTATCGTGGGCTATATAGCGGTATATATGACCTGTTAGATGAGCATGCTCGTCTTACTACGGCGTATTCAGCCATTATTCGTAACACTGCATGGCGAACACTAGACTTTATTGGTCCTGAGCATCTAGCAGAAAAGGCTCGTGACAACTATGAGATCTTTAGTGGCATGAACGTGGTTCCTGCTGGCGTAGAGATTCGTCCAAGCCCTATGGTTCAGGTTCCACCAGACCTATTGCAAGAACTCAGCATCATTGAGACACAAATAGAGCAGGCTACCTTCCCGAATGTAATCAGAGGTGCTCGACCTAGAGGTGTTTCCTCTGGTTTCGGTATCTCAGTACTGGCAGGGATGGGAAGACTGGTCTTTCAGGGTGTCGCAGATGGAATGGCTCATGCTATTGAGATATGTAATGGTAATTTTGCCAAGCTTATTGAAAATAAAGCTAAGGGAAAGCTAACAGTACATGCTCGATCAGAGATTCATAGCTTTGATCAGACTATTGGGCCTGAAGATGTGCGTGGTTATTACGAAAACATCGTAACCCTCAAGGCTGAAGCACCTGAAGAGCGTGAACGTGAAGCATTACTGGCGGTACGGCTGCTTCAAGCAGGCATTATAAGCCTGTATGAGGCCCAGAGACGTGCTGGAGTGAACAACCCCTTAGAAATGCAAGTAGACCAGGCTGCGGAGGCTCTGATGAAGTCTCCTGCGGTACAAGAAGTTATGCAGAAGCTTGCTGCGGAGCGAGTAGATCTACTAGGACAGGTTGCGGCTTCAGTAGGAGGCGCGATGGATATGGCTACAGGGCAGAATACGGGCAACCAGTTCTTGCCAGGGCAGAGCCAGTTGCAAGAACCCGGTCAGGCTGGTATCCAACAGCAACGAATGGCTAGTACAGATGCAGTAGACACACAAGCCTTCCCGCAAGGCATGGGTGGCATGGACTTGATGGCAGGAATGATTGGTGGTGCCCCTGGAGCACAACGTGACCTACCAAATGGGGAGAGTGTGTAATGGCTAGAGAAGATCGAGACATCGCAAACGAAGCAATTGTTCGTGCAGCAGAAATGGCCTTCCGTGCTAATGAAGGGCTAAAGCGGCTTCTCCCTAAACCAATAGGGGAGTCTAATGATAAAACGGCGCTAACAATGAATGACATCAAGAGACTTATGGGGCGATAGTTTTGGTACAACTACAACCAGACAACTTACGTAAACGAATAACAATAAACTCACAGAAGTTTGTGCTTGCTAAAGATATACAAGCGTACCCTGTGGATTCTGAATCCCAATCCATCCGTACCATTGGACTTCAGCAGCGCCAGAATAATCGAAAGATAAATAAGCTGGTACGTGACTGGACTGATGGCCTGGGTTATTCACGTCTGCGACGAGACGCTAACCGTGGAATCAATGGCCTACGAGATGCCGATGCGGAAACCCGTTTTGGTTCAATGCTGACGTTGCCTCTTAATCCTCAAGCTCAAACACATGCTGATCCTGCTGATCATTTAATTTCGTATGTGGACTTCAGAGGTAATCTTGTTGGGGTATTTGAAGATGACTATAACGGGAGTGCTATTGGTATCAATGTTACTCGCAACTTTAATGCAGGAACGGATACTTGGGATGATAGCAATAGTTCAAATGACCCTACGTTTGGTTCATTTACGGGAGGTCTTGCTCAAGCTACTTCAATATCGGTTGCCCACACACCTCAAACCACATATGGGAATAGGTTAATCGTTGCGTTCATAGGGCAATCAGCCTCTATTGGAACACTTACGGGGACGCCTCCTACATACGGTGGGGCAGCAATGACATTACTTACTAGGCAAGTCCAAGCAAGCGCAGTAGCAGTAAGTATTTACTATTTAATCAACCCCGAAAGTGGAGAAAGTACTTGTGTAGCGACCTCTAGCGCAACTGATGATTGGGTAATGATAGTTGCTGATTTTTATCATTGTGATCAAGTAAAACCTTTTCGTAGTTCCGGTGGTGCAAGTGGTGCAAGTGTTCAGACGTTAGCAGTAAATACGATTGTTAAAGATGATGATCTTGTAATAGGGATGTTTGGTTCAAGGACAGCATCTGGAAGTTTAGGTACAACATCTGGTGGAACAGGACAAACTCTTATAAGAGAACTTGCATACGATGATGGACTTTTTGATACCGCAACAAGTTATGAGCGTGCTGGAGCGAACTCCCTAACATTCGACCATAGTGGAGTAACTAATGCTGCTGCTGGAGCGTCCGCATTAGCCTATGGAGTACTTGCAGCTCCTAATGGACTTATTTCAATATCCCCATCCAATGCTCATGGTATTCGTGTATTCGATACTACTGTCCATAAAGGTTCTATTTTTACAATCATGACTGATGATGTAATCGAAGGAGCTTATCAATGGTCAAAGTCATCTAATGGGGCAACTTGGGTAGGTGGTAATGGGAGTAATTGGCCCGCATCTGTTTACCTGCATACGGATAAGACGAGGGTAAATAACTGGGCGCAAAAGTATGCGGCTATTCTAGGGTTTGGTACGAATATAATCGTTGCTATTTATGAAGACCCTGATTCTGCTGCCGGTACTAATACTAAAGTTCGTATTGGGTATTCAGATGATTCAGGAGCTACTTGGACATTCCATGCAAACTTGGTCATCCCTTGTACTGATACCCCAAATATATCTTTGATATCAGCTAGAGATATCTTCTCTACATTTGGGGCAACTATCCCAGCCCTAGTTACTTCTGACAATATTTATCTTTTAGATATTGCTAATGACAGTTATCAAGCGATGCTTCCTAGTGGCGTTCTCGGTGGTACTGCTAATGAAGCTCTTGCGGTATCGCATGCTTCGGATGCTTCAATCTATGTATCTAAAGCTAGCGGCGATATTCTCCGAATAGTAATCCCGTCTCCAGGGGTCATTGATATTAGAAATATCGGACCTAACAGTAGGGCTAAAGTATTGGAAAGTGACGGTCTAGTTGCAGCACGCCAGGGGCATGCAAACTTTATGTGGGGTGGCGACCCCCGGTGGTTGTTCGTTGCATATGGTGGTCACGCCTCTGGTAAAAACGGTTCTGTATTGTGCTTTGATTACGTTACTGGAGCATGGCACTCGTTCTATCGAGATGCTACTGCTGACAGGAACACTACAAGAATTATCGGATCAGATGAATCTGATGGGGTATCTCGATTGCATATCACAACTGATGCTGCTGCGTCTTCTGTTTTACAGCAATTCGAAGAACCTTATGTTTCCGCAGCAACAGGAGCAACGCAACAGTATCGCTCTACTGGCTATGTAGAGTGGGCTGAAGATGACTTGGGTGACCCTCATGCTGACTCAGCAATCCTGACGATTCGGTTAGATGCCGATGGATTAGATAATGTGTCTACGATCGAGGGAGGTAGCGGAACTTCTACTGATGTAGAGATTGAGTATGGAGTCAATGGTGCAGCTTGGGATAATGTTTCTACGTTGGGGCTATTTGGTTCTGATGATTTGACATTGTTCTTAGGCAAGACAAACCAGAACACTCCGGGTGCTAGTGAAGCGGGTACGCCAGTAGG